TGTGTGTAATATCCCACTTTAAAAAAAAAAGCCGCCTTCAAAATTTGAGGAGGGCCTTTGCTAGTCTTTACTATCGATAAATTTGGAAGCCGTTTTCCTAAGCCATCTATTCATCAATCCCGGGGCAATGGCCTGAACGGTATCCATCGCATGACCTGTTAAAATACCGACAAACGCGCCGGCTATCGCACAAGTCCATACTTGGTCTAGCATTAAAAACCGTTCCGCTACTGCCGCCGCCGCAACCGCCGAAATCAAAGCTTCAAACAGGCTTGATACTGGTGCGTCATGGTCTTTCATGCTTGACCACACGCTACCAATGACGCCGCCCCCTATCGCGAACAGATAGCCGATTTGAAAAAAATCGTGCATTATTCCCCCTTTTGTTTCCGTTTGAATTTAACCTCCGAAAACAAGAATTTAAGTGAGTTATTTCCAGCAAGTAAGCAAAGGAACGCTAAGATAGGCGGAATAACCATGCCTGTATGCGCCGGCGGATAGGCCGCCCAAAACGCATACGCCGTTAAATACCAGATAAATGCTGATACCAAAAGCATATAACCCGACAGCACTTCCCCCTTGAATGTCTGCCAGTACATTGCCATCAGTTGCAGCACTCCGACACCGCCAAATACCAATATCAGCGTAAACTCAGAAATATCCTTGAATTTATAATATATTGGCCAACTATAGATGTCGTTCGGCGAAAATGCGAAGACCAACGCATAACCAATCATCGAACAACCACTGACAAATTCAACCGCACGCGTGCCCGTACCAAATAACCACTGCTGAAACCGTACAGGAAGAAAACGCCATTCAAGAATATATTTAACCCATTTGAGTGAGTTACTCATTTTTTACCTCCAAGAAAAAGGCCATCTGAAAGATGGCCTGTTACGCAAGTTTGCCGGTGACAGCATAATGAATAGTTTGAATCCCGGCGCTGAAGTAGTTTGAGCGACAAGTGAAGTCGTTTTTATTCTCCTTTAAAAATTATGGTAATCTGGTCGGCCATGGCTCGTTAGTCAGGTACATGATAGAACTTACCCGAATATCCCCAATATCTCGGTCAGTAGGTACTGGGTCAGTAAATTGGAAACGTAGCATGTGAGCATCTCCAGGCCCACCTAAATACCATGTTCCATATGGAATGCCCTTGTCATTGTAGATGCCACCAATCAGGCTAAATTCTGACCTAAATCCTTCCGGTATTCCGCGTAAACCCAAAATAAAAACGTTCCGCTCCCTGTCCGACGGCTGGACAGAATACCCTGGGCCACCACGTCGCACGATACCGAACCAACCCCAGCTTAAACCACCAAATTGATACATAACAGTATCGTTTTTTCTGCGTACTTTTAGATATGACGCGCCTAGTTTTGAAGCAATAGTCAGCGTTCTCCAGCCAGTATCCCCAGTCAAAACCTCCCAGCCTTGGTTGTCCGTTCCAGTGCGTTTTATCCACTTCAACGCGCCATTAGTTGCCGCTGTATCCACATAGGTCGTTCCAACTGGTGCAGTAACCTTTCCGTTAGGCATACCAGTGCCGTGAATTTCATACTCATTGGCTTGTCCAGTAGGTGCGTTTGTGGCTGCTTGGCTTGGTAGCGTTACACTTCCTCCGCCGTCTGATAGTGTAAGTGTGTTTCCGGATAAGGCCAGCGTTTGCGGGATACCCACGCCATCACGGCCATCTGCTCCTTTTGGACCAGTTAACCCAATAGGTCCTTGAGGTCCAGTAGGTCCGATTGGGCCTTGCTCCCCTCGCTCGCCCTTTTGTCCGTCTTGCCCACGCTCACCTTGCAAACCTTGCTGACCCGTTTCCCCACGTTGTCCTTGTGGTCCTTGTGGTCCAGTCAATCCTTGCGGTCCTTGTGGCCCCATCGGTCCACGTTCGCCTGTGTCGCCTTTATCGCCCTTTGCACCGTCTGCACCTCGCTCGCCTTTTGTACCGGGCAACCCATCCGCTCCTTTTGGTCCAGCAGGTCCGATTGGGCCTTGTTCCCCTCGTTCGCCTCTCGCACCGGGCAAGCCGTCAGCCCCTCGTTCGCCTTGAATACCACGTTCGCCAGTGTCGCCCTTATCTCCTTTTGCGCCTGCCAAGCCGTCCGTTCCTCGTTCACCAGTGTCGCCTTTGAACGTAGCGAGAAACTCCCCAAAAGTGCCAGCGTATCCAAGCTCTTTTTTGGCGCGGTCGTACAAATCTTGGCCAGCGCCTTGAGCAATTACCGTTTCCTTAACGTCAATTTCGACCGCCGGCGTTTTGTCTGACAGGGTAAATACATATGTAGTCATCGCGTTACAACCTCCAGTAAACAGATTTCACCACGCATCAACGTGTGGCGCGTTGATACATTCAAAATGTCATACTTTGCGCGGCGCCACTTTGCGTCTCGGGAAAAATCAGGCGGGAAATCCAGCGTTAAGACGTTGCCGACTACCTGAATATTTCCTGTAGTCTCAAATGCCAAACCAACGCTAGGAGCAACCATCATCTTCAGTTCCGCAGCAGATAAATCGAAAGGTTTCCCATCCACCGTTACCGTTACTTCAAAACGCCGGGCGTTTCCGATTGGCATTTCAATGTTTACTGTTGGAATATCCGCCCTGATATGAATTAAATCAGCCATAAAAACTCCACTGAATCGACCGATAGCTTTAAGTACACCATACAACTGCATGGTGTACTTGAACTAATCAGCACAAATCAAAACAGCATCGACAGGAAGGTTGCCCAACTCATCCCAAACCTGCACATCACCACCAATAGCAACCATACACCCGCGATAATCAGGGATAATTTCCCAACCTTCCCCAACCCACTTCGCTGCCTGATGTTGTTCAAGCACAGGAACTTCAGCTTCAATACTTTGGCGACAGTCATCAAAATACTGTTCTTCGATAAACAATCCATCCGAATCAATTACACAACGTGTCATTTCTTTAACTCCTGTATTTGTTTTTTCATGCTCTCCAGCTCATCAGCCATTTCTTGCAACGCCTTAACCAATACTGGGACAAACATCTCATACTCAATTGTGTAGGTATCCTGTCTAAAGTTAATCATTGGCAATTTGCCATATTCTTCTTCAAGCGCTACAACATCTTGAGCAATAAACCAATGCTGACGAAGACTTTCTTTATGACGTCCATCCTTTGACGGATTTGCCCACCACTCACGAAGTTTTTCCGAACGTTCATGAGGCGGAAGGTTTGTGAACAACTCGTCAGTATAAGCATCTCGACGATCCCAAACCCCTGTAACAGGCTTGAGCTTACGAACAAAATCCAAACCAAAACCCAATGGCTCAATATCAGCCTTATCACGGAAATCTGACCGAATATTCACGGCAGATGGTGCATAAAGCTTCTGGTCATACATCCCAAGCTGAATTTCATTACTTCCACCCAAACGCGCACCATAACCAATGGCAATGGAATTGGTAATTTTTCCGCTTAATACATCACCTTGTACGTTTCGGTACCCACATGAATCACCAATAAATACACTTTGCTCACTGCTAATTGTTGGCGCACACCAATACCCAACAGCGACGCTAGATACATGTGTTCCACTCCGCATCGCTGAAGCACCAACTGCCACCGTCTTCTGCGGGTTATCACTGGACAGCATTGCATCCGCACCAATTACTGTTGTATACGCGCCGGTGACTGCATTTTTAAGCGCATTGGTTCCAATTACTGTCAATTCTTCATTTTTCGATGCAGATGATGAAGTTGAATAAACGTATTTAAGCTCTGCCGTACCAGATGTATTAAGATCTTTCGGGCTTTTCACAGTTAAACTATTCCCCGATGCAACAACCACTTCCACCGGCACAACATCACCCTGCACAGTCGAAGCATCACCCGAAGTCAGGCGAATACCGACCCAATAACCATTTTGCGCACCGTGTACATTTGGCATCGTCAGCGTAATATTATTGCCGCTTTGAATATAACTACCCGTCTCCGTTCCACTCCACAGCACATCACCACCGTTTGGCGCAAGATTACGTTCCAAGTTTTCAAGGGCATTTGCCCCCAACGCAGTTACTTTTCCGGCGACCTTTGCATTTTTTGCCGCGCCACCACCAATTGCCGTTTGCGCATCGCGCCCTTGATACATCTGCAATACAGATTCGCCGACAGCCACGGTACGAGATGTTGGCGACGGCCAAAAAACTTCAATATCGCCGCTCAGCCCAATTGGTCCAACACCGGCCATCGCCGCCGAACCTAAAGCAATATTAGAAAAGCCAGTACCCAAACCCTGGCCAGAGTTGCGTCCTATCGCAATATTTGAATAACCGCTCGTAATACCGCGCCCTGCATTACCACCGATACCGATGTTTCGAGTTCCGGCCATTTTGGACTGGTCATACCACTCCGTATCGGCCTGAACATTAATCAAACTATCCGCCCCGATTGAAATATTATCGCGGCTAATACGTGAAAATCCCTGCGAACGATCGCCAATAGCAATAGCAGAAACACAGCGCTCCACCTGTCCCATTGCCTTTTCACCGATAACCACCAATCCAGCACCTGTCCACTCATTTGACTTAAGATTGGATGCCGCACCACTACCGGAAATAAAACGGCCAAGGCCGCTACGAATGATTTGATACTGAACATCAACCGCTTTGCCATTGATGACAAATTGCCCGTTTGCGTACTTATTATTTTTCGGATATTGATTGCCAGTATCGATAGATAATCCTAAGCAATCTACCACTACACCAATCGCCGCATTTTCCACCGCATTCAAAATCGATGCGGCATTATTTTTTGACTTATCATAGCCAAAATCATAAAGGCTTAATTCTTTAAATACCCGTTTCCAGCGCATACCAGACGTATCAACAATAACCGTGCCGCCGTTATCAGCAGTGGTTTTATCTTGAGCATCTGCCACAAATACACCGCCACCCGTAGTTCCACCGGTGTAATAAGCATTTAACAATACCGCAGGATACTCACCTTTCAACTGGCGCAAAGCGTCTACACTTTCGATTTTCCCTGAGCCACCAGCCAAAGAACTAATTGCCTTAAAAAGCTGCTGATTATCTTCGGGATTAAGATTAATACCCGCATTTTCGATGGCATTTGCAATTTCTTCCTGCAACGCATTTACAAATTCCGCATTAAACTGGGTGGGACGAACACCGGCTTGCGGGTTGCCGTTGCGCCATCCGTGCTTACCTTTGCCGAATAAATCCTGTGCGGCGGTACTGGTATCAATACGTCTCATTCTTATGCTCCAAAAGCAAAGGCCGTCTGAATTTCAGACGGCCTTTATTGATTAAAAGTAAATTATTCGTAGTGAAAACTAACGTGGGTATGGCTTGGCTTAATGCGGTTTAAAACACACTCAAGCGCATTAATGCCGTAATTACTTAAAAAACTAGTACAGTCATCTGCACAGGTCATCTGCTCAATGGCAGTGTCCGCAGGGATATTGACTATCCAGCAAAAAATACTGCTCTCATCCCACAAATAATCTGCACAGTTATCGTTGCAGGTCATCGGCTCCGGCTCGTCAATCGTCGCGCCAGAATAGCCCATATTTTCGATTACGCTTAAGTAATACGGTATCGACTGACCGCCGGTCGATGTGAGTTTTGCCACCAATGCCCGTTGCCGCTCCGGAATACTATCCAAAGTTCCGGTGCAAATATCCGGCAAGCCTGCAACCGCCTCCCACTCGTTCAGCATTTCATAAGCGTTTCGTGGATGGGATTCCCCAACCATATCCGACACACGCGCATCAATGCGGGCTAACTCCTGCGCCAACGCATCGACAAACTCCCAAAGCCGCGTTCCTGGCTCAAACTGCCATGCCGCTCCGGTCGGCAACAATGCAATCAGCTGCTGCCGGTATTGATCGGCTGTATATGGATTCAGCTTGGCCATACCACCCCTCCAAACGTCAGGATTTCATTTGGTGCACAGGTCACATCTTTAGCAGGTTCTGACATAACATGCATAAATTCGTTCGGCGCCAAACTGATTGCCTCAGAAATACGTGATAAGTACAGCGTGCCACCCATAGACGATTCACGCAGATGAAATGACTTTAATGCTGCTTCCACCCCTGCCCGGTTCTCAGCAGTATCAGGCGCAAGATTGATGCGGTATCGCACTTTCTTTTCCACCGGGGCAATCACTGTTACCCGCGCCGTCACCGGACGCACCTCTTCAATATGTTCCTGCACCCGCGCGATTTCGCGTTCGTCCGGGATAATACTTTCATCGTTATCACGCACAACTGCAACCGATACCGTACCCAAGCCGTTATGCAGCGGCAACACCCACGCGCGGGTAATACCAGGCACCTCCAGTGCCCAAGTTTCGTAATCATAATCCGCACCACCTTGCGCCGACCCTTGGATACGGCGGATTAGTCGACTACGCAAATCGGCGTCGCTCTCAACATCACTACCGCCGGAAATACCGGATAGCCCAACAGACGCAGATGACTGCACGCCCAAAACAGGCGACACCATTGTCAACACCGTACCGGCTTTTGTATTGCCGATTTCTCCAGCCGTTTCAGCCGTCACTGTTACCGCACCGCTTGATGCAGACAGCGTTAAATCGGCTGTTGTGACAAAACGGATACCGTCACCACGCGCAAACAATGTACCTGCCGGCAACACTACACCGGACGAACCCGTCACCGTGATTTCACCTTCGGCAAACGCCGCCGGTTTACGCGGTACTTTTAGCCAAATCCGGGCGTGCTCTTCAAGCTGTTCCCCGGTGGCCGTGGAA